CTTGAGAGCAAGCGCGGCGGGACCGGCGATGAGAAGGTATTGAGCCTTTTCCTGATCCAGCAGATTGGCGATCCCACTGAGGTCTGCGGCGGCCAGCGCGGTAAGACCCGATCCAAGGAAGGTGAGAAAGCGAAGGATGGTAACGGTTTTCATTGCTCCCCGTCCGGAGTGTCAACCGGGGCGGCGGCGATGGACTCGCGTCCGACGATCTTGAGCATGGTCGCGGCGGCGGCCTGTTCCGCCTCGCAGTCGAGGTAGTGGTTCGGCCGCGAGCCGATCTGCTTCCACATCCACTGGCCCTTTTCCTTCACGCGTTGCTCGCTTTCCATCTGGGCGAGATAGTCGTCGTCGATGTCGTCCGGGACTTCCCACGTCGGGCCGTGGGACGGGTCCTGATTACGCCGCAGTCGGGCGAGCGTGTCCTTGATGTTGAGGTTGCTCCAGTAGTGGACGTGGCAGTGCTGGCGATGTGAGAGCACTATCTTGCGCCGGGGTGAGTAGAACCGCTGCACCGTCTTGCCGTCGCGTCCCTTGTGGGCATAAACCGGGCGGCGGTCGCCGATCAGCGCCACCCAGCCGCGCTTGGCGCACTCGCGATACACATCATAAGTCGCATAGCCGGCGTCGAGGAAGACGAGACTCGAATGCACACCAAAGCGTTCCTGGAGCACGTCGATGTCGGTGAACGTGAGGATGCGCTCGTTCCACATGAGGCGGCTCGATCCATCCGCCGACCATGAGCGGACCACGACGAACAGGTGATCCATCTGGCAGTCCACCGTGATGAAGCGCAGCGGGATCAGGCCGGTGCGCTCGGGAAGTGGGGCGGCGAGAATCTTTCCGGTCTTCGGATCGATCGCGCCTTCTTCTTCCCACGTCTCGCCGCGCTTGTAGCCGGATTTAACGATCTCCAGCTTGTAATCCTCGATATATTCGCGCCATGGCAGTCCAAGTCGCTTCTGATAGAACTGTTGGAGCAAACTCACGTCGCCTTTCCTCGCTGCCGCTTTTGCCCGCAGGTAGAGTTCAGCGAGATGTCCCCAGCTCATCGCGCACAGCGCGTTCCAATGAAAACCAACGTTTTCCGCCGATGCTTTCGGGTTCTTCTTGATGAACTGGCCGGTGGCGTTGAGTTCGCGCCGGGTGCGCTCGCTGTCGTTGAAGTAGTGGTTGCACGACTCGCATCGCATTGCGGTGGTGCGCCGGACTTCATCAAAATCCCACTCGCCGGATTCATCGCGGGCCGATTTGCTCCATTCGACGCATTCCCACTTGAACGGCTGGCGGTGGCTACATTCGGGACACGCAAACGTCCACTCGCGCTGGTCGGTCGTCTCAAACTTCCGGTGGGTGTCGTCGTCCTCCTCGCCGCCCTGGCTCATGAAGATGCACTTACCGAGCCAGCCGAAGGCGGTGACCCGGGCCTCAGCCTCCGCCATGTGCCCCTGCGGCCAGCGCCATGTCTCGTCTCCGATCAACCAGCGGATGGACCGACGCTGGAGGTTGGTCTTGTTGTGCGCCCCGAGAATCCAGAGCGTCATGCCGTTGGTGAACTGAATCGCGTTGTTCTTTCGCTTATGGCGGTGAACGCCGGTGGGCATGAGGCGGGCAACCGGCTCGCATTGGTCGAAGAGCTTCTGCAGGCGTGACTCGGAATAGTCGCGGGCGTCCTCGTCGGTCTGGTCGAGCCAGAGGGCGGGACCGGGCAGGTTGGAAATGATGTAGCAGAGCGTGAGTTCGGGTGCCGTGGTTTTCGATGACTGCACCGAGGCGATGATCGAGACGAGCCGGATGCGCGGATCGACCAGCGCCTCCATGACCTCGCGGATCCACGGCGAGTTTTCCGAACGGAAACGTCCCGGGTTGGGTGAATACGGGATGCCCTCGATGTGATCCTCACACCATTGCCATGCGGGGCGGCGATCGGGCGGTTGCCATGCCTCGCGCCAGATTTCCTTCAGCGCGTTCATGATTCGTGGAGGCAGCGCAGGACTTCATCAATGGCGCGGCGGCATTCCTGCTGGATGCCGGTGGCATCGAGACCGGATAGAACCGGCGGCAACTCGTTTTCAAACTTGGCGCGCAGGATGGACGTCGCCTGGGCGACCAGGCCGATCCATTCCTCGCGGACTTTGGTGAGCGCGACGTATTCGCCTTTCTTCACCGCGATGCGCAGCTCCCTCTCTTCTACCTCGGCCAGTAACTTGCGGGCCTTTAGCGCCTCATCGTTGCCGACCGGAATGCGGCCGGCGTTCAGCCCGCGGAGCCTGACGAACTCCCGCCAGTCGGCCACCGGCCAGAGCCCGTTGGAAAGCGCCTTGGGTGCGCCTTCGATCTTCTGCCAGGTCGAGAGTGTGCGGCGGGAGACACCAAGAACGGCGGCCAGTTCCACGAGGGTCTTGGCATAGGCCAGCGTTTCCGCGCTGCCGGCCGCCCGGGATTCGATGCGCGCCCGTTCGGCCACCGTCAGCGGCTTGCCCGCCGCGACCTTCTTCACGATGTTCTGGAAGTCTGCGTCGAGGATCTTCCCGGCGACTTCCGGATCGAGCGGCGGCCGCCCGTCATCATGGGATCGTGGCTTGCTCATGGCTTGACCGCCACCCATCCGGCGAAGTTCAGGTGCCGCCAGAAGCAATCGACCGAGGTGAAGCCTTCCTGATGCAGCAGTTCCTCGTTCCAGCGGGCGGTGACCGGCACCAGCACGCCTTCCAGCGACATGCGCTTGCGGTCAATTTGCTCCTCTGAATACCCGTTCTCGCGCTTTATCTGGAGGAAAAGGTTCACGAACGCCTCATCGAGTCTGGACGTCGCTCCGAGCACTTTCTCCACGAGGATGAAGGCACCACCTGGGGCGAGCGACTCGAACACTCGCCGCACGATCTGCTGGCGGTATTCGATGGGGGTGAATTGCAGGGTGAGCACCGAAAGCACGAGGCTGGATGTCACACCCGGGAACTCGTGGCGCAGGTCGGCAGACTGGATGCTGACGCGATTGCCGTGCGGGTGGTAGTTGAAGTTCTGCCGCGCTGCCTCGATCATCGGTTCGCTGATTTCCAGGCCGATGTAATCGTTTTCCGCGCCGAACTTGGAAACGAAGGGCAGAAGTGCCTGACCGCGGGAGCAGCCCATGTCGATGATCGTGGTCCCGGGCTGCACGAAGCGTCGGCCAACCTCGAAGGTCACCATACGCATCGCGTTGTATTGGGGAATGCTCCGCTGGAGCATATCGTCGAAGGCCGCGGTCACCTCCTGGTCGAATTGCCAGGCACCACGGGGAATCACCTCGTCACGTTGGGCTTCACTCATGCCCGCGTGGCAGGTGTCAACGCGGCAGACGCTTTACGATCCGCGTTCCTTCGGTGAGGCAGGTGCCTTCCTCCGTCACCCAGAAGCACGGGATCTCGAACCGCGCATACATCTCGCGGGTCCGCGGGTTGCTCTCGATGGCGATGTAGCGGGCATCCTCGCCGTGGATCGGGAAAACGTCCTTCTTGAGCAGATGCTCTTTGATCGCCGGGGGATTCCACCAGCCGCGGGGTGCAAAGCACGCGTCCTGCGGTCGCCAGCCGGTCTGCTCCTCAATGCGGTCGAGCGTCTTAATCATCCAGGCGACGGGGCGTGCAGTGATGAGCACGACGGTGTGAGGCCGCACGAGTTCCACCAGCCATTGCCGGTATTGCTCGTTGGCGAGCCGCTTTTCCATGCGCTCGGGCGTAGTGCCGCGTGCCGGGTTATTGGCCACCAGCGTGTAGTTGAGGTCCAGCAGGATGATCATAGGGTAATCTGAAGACGTTGGCTGAAAGAGTCCATGGCGCATTGCACGAGATCCATGCGCGTGCCGTCCGGATACGGCAGGTTGAACTCAAACTCGATGGCCGCACGCAGGCGGGCGGGATCGACCGGCCGTGCCGACGCGCAGGCCGCGTTGATGTTGTTGGAAAAATCATCGACCTTCACCGAGCGGAAGAAGGTGCCAAACAGATCCTTGAACTCAGCGACGGTGTGATACTTCTGGACCTTGGGCTTGTCCTGAAAGTCACCGATGCGGATGCCCGGTTCGTAG